ATGAGCCGTACCCAATTCCCAGTTCTCGCCGCCCGAGTCGGCACTGTCGCTATCGCGGCGGGCGCGTTCTGGTTGTCGTTCACTGCGTTGCAGGATCTCGCGGTCAGGTCGGGTGTCCCGGCTTCGCAGGCGTGGGTGTGGCCGCTGATCGTCGACGGTCTGGTGTTGGTGGCGACGGTGGCGGTCGTCGCGCTGGATGAGCACCGCTGGTATGCGTGGTCGCTGCTCGGCGCTGGTGCGGCGTTGTCGCTGGCGGGGAACGGGTTGCACGCGACGTATGCCGGTGAGTTGCCGGTCGCGGTGCGGATTCTCGTTGCCGCGGTGCCGCCGCTGTGCTTGCTGGCGGTGACGCATCTGACGGTGTTGCTGTCGAAGACTCCGCCGTCGTCGGTGCGGGTTATGGATGTGATCGAGCAGCCTGCGGGGGTGCCGCAGTTGGTGACGGTGGCACGCCGTGATGATGTGGAGGTGCCCGATCTGGGGGCGTCGTTTCGTGCGGCGAGGGCCGGTTCGGCGTGACCTGAGACCGTGCAGTCTGGTAGACAGCACGGATGAAACGGACATTCTTCGTCGTCGCTGGCTGCGCGGCACTGTTGGTCGGGTGCTCTTCCGAACCCGAGGCCCCTGACACCGTCCCGTCGACTGTGGCGGACGCTGTCACGACGTCGCCGAGCGCGGTGGGGACCGGCGAGCTGCAGGCCATAGACGTCGAGGTGTATGGCGATCGGATCAAACGGGCCGCCGCGCCGTGCATCGAATCGACGGCGGCTGCATTCTCGTCGGAGTGCCTGTTCGCGGTCACTGACACCGTCCTCGTGTTGAACGAGATGGAGGAGAACGTGTCGGCGAGCAACCCGATGACCCTCGCGGCGATCGACGACACGAGGACGGTGTTCAAGGATTGGGTGCTCGGTGGGTGCACGACGTCGGCGGCGAACAGTCAGGAGCGGCGCGAGTGCATCTTGAAGGCTCCGACCGCGGCTGATGCCGAAGATCCGGTGTGGGCGTGGCACGACGAGAACACGTACTGACTTCGAACGCACGAAACGCGCCCCACCTCGGCGATGAGGTGGGGCGCGTTTCTATTCGTCGTTGAGTTCACCCGGGCGGGCGGGTAGGTCGAGGTTGTTGTCGACGATGCGGCCTCGGAGGCGCGCTACGTAGGTGCGGAATCCGAGGACGAGGCGGTCGAGTTTGGTGATCCGCTCGTTTCGGTCGTCGACTTCCGCCTCGAGGGTTCGGACGCGGTCTCGGAGTCGGTCGATTTCGGCGTCGTGTTCGGCGCGCATTTCGGCGCGGTCGGTTTTGCGGGCTTCCTTCTCGGCTGCGTAGTCGGCGCGGGCTTCGTCTCGTTCTTTGATGGCTTGGCCGAGTGCGTCGAGTTTCGAGCGGGACAGGGCGGTGATGATCGTGGCGACGCCGGCGACGATCGCGGAGATGAGAGCGCCTGCGACCCCCATGTTCTCGGGGGTGAAGACGGTCTCGGCGGCGATGGTCACCGATGACGCCACGAGGTTGGTCACCTGTAGCCCCTCTCTGCGCAGCCGATGGCGAGCGCGGCGTTCAGTAGCGCGACGAATATTGCGATGTCGGCTGCGAGGACGGGTGTGGGTGGTTCGGAGTACCAGGCTCCGAACCAGATTGCGCAGCCGTAGAAGAACCACACGAATACGGATAGTCCGTGGGCGATGACGAATCCGTGGCCGCGGATTGCGCAGGTGACGAGCCATGCTCCGGAGAGCGCGAAGAGGAGGACCCAGACGGGGCCGGCCTGCTCGATGTACATGACGAGGTTGATTTGGTCAGGGGGGAGGGGGCGGCGGACCAGGTTGGATGGCCCGAGGTAGAGGCCGCCGACGCTGATTTGCATTGCGCCGGCGGCCCCTGCCGCTAGTCGGGTTCCGAGCATCAGTTTCCGGCGGAGTGCCGGCCGTCGTTGAACGTGACTGGTCCGCCTGCTTCGCCGAGGGTGTCAGCGGAGTATTCGGTGTCGGAGACTGTCTCGGGTTCGAGGTCGATCACCGAAGGTGTGACGGGGGCCGTCGACGGGAGTCCCTTGCTGGCACCGAGATTGACGGTCGCGAGCGATGTCAGGATCGAGAATAGAACGGCGGTGCCAGCGATGGTGACCGCGTCTCGCCAGTTGACGTCGGCGAATCCGCCGGTCGCGGGGATGGCTGCGACGAGGCTGCCGGCGAAGGTGCGGGCCGCGCGGTCGCCGAGGTCGATCAGGAAGTTCCCGGACGTCAGTGCGGTCGAGCCGACGAACGCCAGGAGCACGGTGACGACGGTCGCGAGGCCTGCCGAGCTGAGTGCGACGGGCCACGACACGGATACGAGGGTCGCGCCGGCACCGAGGAACAGGAGCACGTTCTGCAGGAACGTTTTCGATGCACGGTCGGCGAGGTCGATCCAGAATGCCCGAGTGTCGACGGACAGATAGGCCGTCTCGACGGTCGCGGTGACGTGAACGGTGTTGCTTTCGGAAGGGGCCATGATCAGTTCTCTCTGTTTGGTTTTCGAGCGGGATGGTTCAGGTCAGGACGAGGTTTCGGCCTTGGTCTGCTGGATGGTGTCGCCGGATGCGAACCGCGCCTGCAGCGATTCGACGAGCTTGCGAGTGGCAACTGCCTCGGCGTGGGTTTCGAGGGCCCAGAACACGAGGGAGCCTTCGCGGTCGTCGCCGGGCACGTGGGACTTGTAGCCGTCCCACTTCGTTTCGTTCCAGACGTCGGCGAGCATCGCCCGGGCCCAGGCTTCGTTGCCGTCCTTCACTTCGGCGTGCTCGCGGTCGCGGACCTGGCGGACCTTGTGCGGTGCGCCCCACTGCAGGGCGGCGTGCTGTTCGGGTGTCATGGGTGCGGGTCCTCCTGGATTGGGTGCGGGTGGTGTGACTGTGCCGAGGCGCATGATCAGCGCCCACGTTTTCGGGCCGACTGTGCCGTCCGGTGTGAGCGTGGGGTCGGTGCGCTGCAGGGCCGCGATCGCATCGCGGGCGTCACGCCACTTCCCGGTCTGCGGGATGCCGAGCTTGGCCTGCATCCGCTTGATCCCGGCGACGTGATGCGCGGGCGTCCCGGGTGCTTCTCCGGAAACGGACTCGTCGGGTCCGTCGAACGGGCCGAAGAACCAGCCCGCGGGCAGTGGGAAGTCGTCGGGGTTGCCCGCACCGGCGACGGCCGGCAGATACCAAAAGTCGTGGAACAGTGGGTCGTTCCACGCGCGGGCAGACGCGGCTACGACGTGCCCGGATCGGTTGCGGTACATACCGCGTGACTCGAAGTTCAGTCCGTCGAAGGTGCCGGCAACGTGCGAGTTGTAGCCACCTCCGCCGTGCATGAACCCGAGCTTCACGAGGGCGTCGGCGGGGACGTCGGATGCTTTCGCGACGTGGATGAGTCCGAGCTGCGCGGCGTCACCGGTGGCGGTCGCACCGTAGCGGCCGGGGCGGTTGCAGTTCTCCGTCGACCCGTAGCGGCGGTTCGCCTGCATCCCTTGGACGTGGGCTGCGACGGCGAACGCGAACCAGGAGCAGTCACCGCCGGGGTTTCCGCTCCCGCCGTAGGCGTAGGGAAGCCAGTCCTTCGACCAGATGTATGCGCGGGTCGCGTCGACCTGCGTTCTGGATATTGTTCGCATCAGTCCTCCTGTGCGGGTTTGGTTTTGCGTCGGTTGAGGAAACGGCCGGTGATTGCAGCGGCGCGGATGACGGTGGAGCGCGGGTCTGGGATGAGCGCGAACGTGAGGTTCAGCAGGGTCACTGCGCCGTCGAGGCCGTGTTCGCGGATGTAGTTTTCGGCGAGGTCGGTCCGAATGAGGTACATCGGCCAGGTCGTCCACGATCGGTACTCGGCGAGCTGGTCGACCGTGGGGTTCTCGACGATCTCGGTTGTCTTGTCCTCGTGGACGAGCCAGACTGACCCGGCGGGCGCGTTGGCGGCGAGGAGCTCGATGAGTTGCTCGCGGGTCACCCTCACGGCTCCACCTCGTAGCCAAGCTCGGCGAGTGCCCCCTCGTGCGTCATCTCGGCCTTGTAGCGCCGCTGCGGTGACAACCCGCCGCCCGGGTGAGCGATGGCCCCGCCGTTACGCCACGCTGCGTACACATGAGTCTCGGCGCCGAATTGCGCTGTTGCGGGCCACACTTCGACCGCAACGTAGTGATGTCCGTCGAACGCAGGATCGAGTAAATACAAGCGTGCGTCGCCGTTCCAATTGACGAGATCTGGATTCATGTCGGGTTTGACACGGACAGCTTTCATGCGACTGCGCCTCCTGGGGTGTAAATGATGATCAGCCGACCGTTGGCACCTGGGCCGCCAGGTCCGACTCCGGCAGGGTTGAGGTTCGTTTTCGACCCGCCACCGCCACCGCCACCACCTGGCGCACCGCCTGCACCGCCGTCGCCGGGGTCCCCGAAGGCACCACCGAACGAGCCACCGCCGCCACCGCCGCCGCCACCGCACGGCACATCAGATTCGATGGGCACCGACTGTCCCGGTTGGCCGTTGCCACCAGCGCCAGCAGTGGTGCCCGCACCACCATTGCCACCGTCAGCCAACGCCGACGCGCCGCCCTTGAATCCGTTGCTCTGACTGAGTCCGCCGTCGCCGCCGCTGCCCGGAGCAGACGTCGACGCAACCGCGCCCTCCTTCGTGAGGATCGATCCCGGCGCTCCGGACAGACCGACCAGGTACGTGCCGAACGACGTCGTTCCGCCCGCCTGCAGGTTCGTTACACCGCCCGCACCGACCGCGCCGTTGACGGTGGCCGGTAGGTCTGCGCACCTGAACTCTTTCAGCTGGTATCCGCCATGTACACCGCCGATCGCAGTGTTCGATTGACGCGAATCCTGGCCACACTGACCACCATTGAAGACCGCGACCTTCACTGTTCCGCTGCCCGGGTTTTCCCACACGAAATTGCTCGAGTACACGGTCCGCGTACCACCGCCTTCGAGTGCAGTGACGCGAACCTCGAGACCCTCGATCGAACCGGCCTGCTCGGCTACCTGCTGGCTCGCGTTGTCGGCCTTGTTTCGAATTCCGAGGAGCCCACCGATGAGGTCGGCAACGCCGCCGATGATTCCGAATGCACCCTGCACGAGCATCGCGACAAGTCCACCGATGCCGTTGCCGAATCCGCCGAACAGGTTGTTCGTCATGTTGTTTCGGCCGTCGCCGTATGCGGCGTCTACGCCGGCCCGGCCGGCTGCGCGGATCTTCGCTTCCGACTCCGATTGGACGTTCGCGACACCCGTCCCGCCGGCAGTACCGGCGTACGCGGTGTCCGGTGTCGGGCGTTCCGGAGCGATACCCATCAGTCGACCTCGACCGACGACACCGCCGCCTGATCAGTCGCATACCCGTCCAACGCGGTCGGTGCCTCCGGTGGCCGGATGACACCGCGTTCCTGCAGCTTCTCGGCGAGCTTGATGAGCTGCGCCGCCGACGCTTGATCGAGGTCTGAATCTTCGAGGATCGGCTCCTCCGCCGCGACAGCAGCTTCGACCACCGCGACGGGTTCCTCGTGATCGATGTCGACCCACTCGATCATCCCGACACCCATCCAATGCACACCCTCCGCCTCCGGAGCACCGACGATGATCGCCTTCTTCGTCTGCAACTCCGGGTGATGACGGAACCCGCCGTACTCGATGAGGTTCTTCGACATCTTCCGCAGCGACACTTCGGGGACGATCATCGGCACACCCGACCCGTCCTCCAACCCGAGGAGCGCCCACAGCGCGGCCTCCTCCGGATCGTCCGGATCACAGAATGCTTGCAGCGGAATCGCCATGGTTACACCACTCCTAGTTTGTGGCCTGCAGCGGCCAACGATCGAATGAGACGGATGTTGCGTTCGCCCGGGGCTTCGTTCGCCCTCGGGTCGCCGACGATCGCCGACCAGCCCGCACTATCGCGGTCGTAGTCGTAGTCGATCTGTGATGCTTGCTCGACGAATACCGTTCCCTTGCGGGGGAAGTCGCGGAGCGTGAGCCCGATCCTCGTGCCGAGGAACCAGTGCCCCTGACCGCGATCGCCGATGTAGTACGGCCGGCCGTCGCCGAGCTTCGCGTGATGCGTCGTCCGAGGCCGGGTCTTGTGGAACGTGTCCCGGATCGTCATCGCCGACGAAAGGGTGTACGCCCGTTTCGAATCCGACGCGATCGCTTCCTGATAATGCGACCACCCATACCGCAACGATCGGACCGGGCTCTTGATGGACCACCAAGCTCCGAGCGTGTCGAGATACAGCGGTTTCAGAAATGCATTCGCGATGACCCCGGCCGTCGGGAGCGCGATGAACTGCCCGAGGTAGTTGCCGCCCAGCACAATCGCCGCTTCCAAGCCCTCGTTGATTCCCGGGGCCGAGTGGCCTCCGGTGACGACTTGTATGACGGTGCCGGGGGTGAACGACCATTCCGACGCATCGATCCCCGAGATCTTCCCGTCGCGGTACACGATGTACGGCTGACGAGGGAACGTGCCGAGCCACTTCCCGACGATGTTCTGGTACGGATCGATCGCACCCGTTGCGTTCGTCACGATCTCGTCGACGAGGTTGTCCGCGATCTGCACGATCGTCCGCTTCAACCCATCCCAGATCGTGCCGCCCGTCGACGTCTCCGACCAGTACCCGGACACATCGACGATGTCGAACACGATCGTCCCGTTCCGCAGGTTCGCGCCAGGCCACGGAGCGGGATCGCCCGTCAACCAACGCCGCGTCGTCAACATCAACTGCGCATCAGCGAGGGACGGCTCCGCCATATCGAACCAGTACTCGAACCTGCTGGACAGCACCGTCCACGGTGAAGTATCCGAACCGAACGCGTGCGGAACGACGACCATGTTCCAGTTCGACATGTTGAACAACTGACCCCACTGCGACGGGTCCAGCGGATCATCCGGGAGAGCCCACCAGTTGCCCTCCATCCTCATAATGTTCAGGAACAGAGCAAGTTTCAGCATGTACCGCGACGGGCCCGCGACAGCGAAAGCCCTCTTCTGCACGATCGCCGGCAGGAAAGGTGAGTTCCAGACCAACAAATTCTTGGTCTCTTCCACGTCGTCGAGGAACGACAACTCGACGTACCGCTTACCGTCCTCGCCCTTCACGATCTTCGTCGACGCATCGCCGGCGCAACGGCCACCCCAGCGGGCACCGTCCTTGTCGAACGTGATGTGAATGTTCTGCTTCGTCCGCCCGTACGGATCGACAGCCCAGTTCGTCAACCAATGACCCACCGGGAGAAGCTGCCTCGCGGTGCCGGTGTTGTTCATCCGCCACCGGAAATGCCCCTCAGCTTCCGTCGTGATCCGGCCGCGATACACCATGTCGCCGTCCCACAATCGGACGAGACCACGCTTCCGGCGGCGACGTTGAGTGCGTTCCTTCTCCCGCTCCGACTCCTCCCAGATCCGATCCATACGCGCCAACAGCGCCGGATCCTGGAGAAGCGGATTCGTGGGATCTGCTGCTACGACAGACATTGCGTCACACTCCAATCAGGGAAGTCCAGTTGCGGGTCTGCCGCACCATGACCGTCATGCCCGGTGCCGTGCAGGTGATCGGAATGTCGATCGGGTCGGTACCCGGCGGCACCTCGAACTCGAATTCGACACCGGCACTGCGGCCCACGAACATCGGGTTGATGTTCGACCGCCACGTCTCGTTGTCCGGGTACGTGTCGATCGTCAGTTCCTCACCGACAGCGAGAGACGGAATCCAGATCGCACGGGCCCGGTACTCGTAGTCGTCCTCTTCCGGGTCGGTCTCCCATGAGAAATCGGGGATCTGCGCGCGGGCGATGACCGACCCGCCGGAAGGGTTGTCGATGATCCACTTGTGGTGCATCGGCCAGTCCGTCGGATTGGACGTGACCACCGTCCCCCGGTACACCGTGTTGAACGACTGGTTCGGGGAGCCCTGCAGCACAAGTGGACTCGACAATGTCACGCGGGAATCGTTGTTCGCCTGGAACACATCGACGACGTCATCCTCGATCCAGAACGGCCACGTCGGACGGAACTGCATCACCACGAACCCGTACGAGTTGAACGCCGGATCGTTCTTCGGCGTGAACTTGAGGTTCTCGATCAGCTGCACTTTCAGCTTCCGGACCCCGCCGTCCTGCGTGGTGCCCTCGATCGTCGTCTGCTTCGCAGTCGACCACGCCCGCTTCCACTTCGAGAACGTCTGCTGCCACGTCTGACCGGGCACCGGGACGAGGTGAATCGTCCAGACGCCCGTCATCATGTCGACCTTCTCGCCGGTGAACGTCGCCGACTGCTGATACGCGCCCTGCGTCCACAACGTCGTCACCGGTGTCTCCCAGAACCCCTCCGGGCTCTCGCCGAGACCGGCCCCTTGCAGGCCGGCCCCGGCACCCGAGATGATCCACTCCGAGCCGTCGACACCGACGATCTTGAGTTGAATCAACTCGTCCTGCACGAACGGGCTCGTCATGGCATCGTCCCGTAATGCGTTGCAGCGTCGACCATTTCTGCCACCTTCCATTTCTTGATCGCGTCATCCGCATCAGTGACGCCGTACAGGTGGAACACCGACCCGGGACGCCCGTTCGACGACGGAGACGACGGCCCCAACGCGAGATTCGCGCCGGCATTCATCGCCTGCAGAATCGACGGGTTGTCGCCCGCCGTCGCCGCCCGGTTGTTGACGACGAACTCCTCGTCCGTCAACCACGCCGGGATCTTGTCGACCCCGGACTGTCCACGAACCTCACCGCCGTTATAGAAACCGCGGATCGGGTTGTAACGCAGCCCCGCAACGAGATTCGCCAACGGGTTCTGCGGATCATTCGGCAGGCTCGGGTCACGATGCTTCGCGAACTCCTCACGCGTGAGCGCCAGCAGATTCGCGGGATCGCCGCCCGACTGCGCCGCGATCCGATCGAGAGTCGCGGCAGTCGACGACAACGAGTTGCCGGTCTCCTGCAGCCCCTTCTCGACGATCGGAGCCCACTGTTCCGGGCCCCTCGACGGGTCGTACAGCACCGGTGAATCCGCCAGGATGTCCTTCTGTGACGCCCCCGCACTGCCAGGGTCGAACACAGTCGACGACGGAGCACCGACCGTCGCCCCGGCCGCCGGATCGGACTTGAGAGCATCGGCGAGCATCGCTGCTGCCTTCACCGCGCCCGGGAGCTCGTTCGGGAGCCCGAACACCTCGAGCGCATCCTCGACCTGACCCATCACGAAGTCGCGGGCGAAGTTCCCCGCGAGCTCCGACCACGACGACGGCAGATCCGACTCCCCCGCCGGCTTGGTACCGGCCAGGTTCAACGCCTGCTGCGCCTTGAACAGATCCGCATCCGCCTTCCGGCGCTGCGCCTCCGTCGCGTCCGGGTCGTCGTAGACCTCGTTGCGGCTGGTGTTCGCCGACTCCAACGCAACCTGCGCATCGATCCGCTCCGACTCCGCATCGGTGAACGCACGGCCCAAGGCCGGCGCTTGCGGTGCCGGCCCTTCCTCGACGTACGCCGCGGCCTCGTCCTTCTTCGCTTGCAGATCTGTGACCTTCTGCTGCGCCTGCTGGACTTTGATGTTCGCGGCCGTGACATCCGCCGACGTCGCCTTACCCTCGGCGAGCTTCGCCTCGACCTCGTTGCGCGCTTCCTCCGCCAACGTGATCGCGTTCGCAGCGGCGTCGAGATCGAGCTGCTGCTTCGCCGTCCACTCCGGGGCCTTCGACCTCGAGCTGCGGGACCCGCGCGAGACGGACATGCCGCCGTCGCCCTGCTCGATCGGCAAGTAGGCGTGATCGGTGAACTGAGACGCATTTGCACCGACAGAACCGCCGACCATGCCGCCGCCGTAGCCGCCGCCCATCTCGACGTTCGTGCCATCAGGCAACGTCCCCGCAGTGTGACCACCACCGGGGCCGCCGTTCATCCACCCGAACCGCAGATCACCAGGACCACCCTGACCGGACTGGAATCCCATCGCGGACAGTGCCGAGCCCATCGAGGCGGTAGCGAACCGCGCCGCGAACGGAGCGAGACCGACAGCGAACCTGGCGATCGCCGACATAGCCGCCGAGCAATCACCCCAGTTGATGCCACCGAAGACGTACTTGTCGCCGGTGAGCGGCTTGCCTTGCGACCCGTTCACGAAATCGAGCAGGTCCCGCGACGTCACCGAACCGACACGGCCACCGGTCTCGTATCCCGGCAACTTCGGGAACGTTCCCGCGTTGATCGCCGCGATCTCGCGGTCGTACTTCTCCGACGACCGCTCGTTGACGACCCACTCGCCACGGTTGACCCTGGCGACGGCCTGCCCGTTGTCGGCGATACCGACGAACCCATCGACCCGCTCGGTGCCCGGTCCCGTTGTCGGGAGACGGCCACCTCCAGCGAACGGCGGCAATGCAGCCACCGGGCCCTGGATGTTGCCGCCTTCGCCGCGGAAACCCTCGACGCGACTGCGGTACTCGCGAATGTCGAACTCGATCTTCGCGAACCGATCGGCCGCCGCCCTGTCGATCGCGTCGTTGATGACCTTCGCGTCAGCGAGGGCCTTCTCGACCGCCAGCTTCACCTCCGGCTCGGCCGTCGTCAGGTCGAGCTTGGAGATCTCCTCCATCGTGACGTCGCGGCCGGTCAGGAACTTCGACAGCACGAGGTTGACTTCCGGAGACATCGTCTCGAAGTCGAGCTCGGCGATCGAAGCCCGAACCTCACCGTCGGCGAGATAGAACCGGGTCGTGTCGGCATCGAACTGTGCCGTCGCGCCCGTAGCGCCGAGCTCGGCGAGAGCGTTCTTCACTGCCTGATTCGCGAGATCGAAACCGTCTGTCTTGGCTGTGATCTCGATCAGGCCGATCGTTTCGTCGAGGACCTTGACCTGATGGCCGGCGTCCTCCAACGCCTTCCGCGCCGCCTCGTCCTCGACGATCATGTTGATCACCCGAGGCGCACCGTCGGGCAGCTCGTCGAGACGCAGCTTCAGCTCGGTCAGCGCGCGGGCCGCCTCGGTACCGCCGTCGACGACCAGCGCGGTGTCGACGACGTCCGGGACGAGACCGAACTGCCGAGCCAGCTCGGCGACCTTCTCGATCGGAAGGTCGTACATGTCCGCAAGGGACTGCAGACCGCCCTCGATCTTCCCGTACGCCTCCTGCCCGGTCACACCCGAGACAGCCAAATTCTTGAACTCTGTCGAGAGCTCGATCAGGCTTTCCCGCAACGCTTTCGCGTTCGACTGCTCCGGGTTCAGGTTGCCGTCGAGACCGATCAGCGCGTCACCGAGACCACCGATCGGGTCGGCACCCTGCGCGGCCGCCTCGGCGAGCTCCCGGACCGTCTCCGCCGTATCGAACAACGCGGACTGCGTATCCGTCTCGAGGATGCCCAGACCCTTGAGGACCGTCTCGAGTCCCTGCAGCTTCTTACTCGAATCACCGGCCGCCGTCTCGATCTCACGGAGGCCCTCCGAGATCGTCATGCCCGCAGGCCCGATCTGCTCGAGCGCTTCCTTGAGACGCATGTACTCGTCGCGTTGCTGCCGCAGCCAATCGTTCGCAGCGACACCCTCGGCGGTCCCATCGAACAGAGCCCGCGACAGTTTCGCGTACTCCTCCGCCGAGCCACTCACAGCGGCCGCGACGTCCTCGTTCGAGATCTTCTGCCGATCGAGAACCCCGACGACACCGGCGGAGGCGTCTGCGAGCTCGTCCTGCGCCAGCGCCGCGTCGAGCGTCTCGCCGCGCGTGATCCCCAGCTTGACGCCGAGCGCGTCGAGGACAGCCACGTTCTGCTGCATCAGGCTCGTACCGGTACCGGCGAGCTGCTGCTGCTCCCCACGCAACGCACGAACATTCGAGGTCAGCGTCGACGTGATATCGGCCTGATCGCCACCGGCCATCGCCGTCAGGAGTTCACCCTGCGCCGTCGCCGCGGCCGTGGTGGACTCCGCCAGGATGCGTTGCTGCGTCGTAGCTTTCGCGACACCCGACTGGTAGTTGAGGACACCGATCGTCGCGGCGAGGAGCGCGACACCCCACGGACCGCCGAGGACACCGGCCGCCGAGGAAACACCGGCACGCAGAGCACCGACCGCCGGCGTCACACCGGTCCGCAGGGCCGCCCCGAATCCACGGGCCGTCGACGACGCCCCGATGAACTGGTTCTGCATCGTGCGGATCGTCGACGAGTTGTTGCCGAGGGCACGCATAGCGCCACCGACGACACCGATCTGCGGAGCCAGTCGACGGAAGTCGCCCGTCATCGCCGACAGTGACGCCCGGTAACCGGCCGTCGCACGATCAGCAGAACGCACCTGCCCCTGGATGCCACCGACACCGGCAGAGACACGACCCATGATCGCCGGGATGGTCTTGAACAACAGGAACGCCGCAGCCAGTCCGACGACGAGGCCCTGATTCGATTCGAGCACTCCCGCAGTCGCATTCAGCGCCGGAACCAGTGTCACATCGAGGATTCGCGCCGATGCCTCGAGCGTCGACAGGAAGATGTCCCACGTCGAGATACCGAGAGCAGCGGACGCTTCCGCAAGTGACGTCACGATCGACCCGACAGCAGGTGCGACCTCGCGGCCCGTCGCCACCAGTTCGTCGAACACGCCTCCGAGGCGACCGACCGACGTCACCGCGATATCGGACTCACGGAATTTGCCGAAGGCATCGACTGCGGACTCACCGAAACCGGTGACCGCCGGGATGTATTTGTTGATCAGGTCCTGCTCGAACCCGGCCATGATCGGTTTCGCTCGAGCCTCGAGGCCGTCGATACCGTCGGTGACGGCACCGAACCCCTTCGCCGCCTGGCGGAAGAACGGTCCCGCGAGGGTGGCACCGAATCGGCCCGTCGCGGCACCCATGTTGTCGAGCGAGCCGCGGACGGTGTTACCCGCTTTCAGTGCGGCACCACTGAGACCTGTCTCCATGGCGTTCTGGAAGGTCGCAAAATTGATCGCGCCATCCGACGCCAGCTTGAGGGTTTCCTCGGCCGTGGTGCCGAGCTCCTGGCCGAGTAGCTGCACAATCGGGATGCCCTGATCGGCGAGCTGTCCGATGACGTCGCCCTGAATCTTGTTGGCGGCCGCGACCTTCCCGAAAATTGCGCCCATATCCGTCAGGCCGACACCCGCGATGGTCGCCGCGTCACCGGTCAGTTTCAGTGTGCGCGTGAGATCTTCACCGGGCTTGATCCCGGCAGCGACCGCAGACGCCGCGACCGTCGCAGCGTCACCGAGCCCGAACGCGGTGCCCTTCACCGACGCCAGCGCCGACTCCATCACCTTCGACACCGTGGTCGTCGAGTTCCCGAGACCGGACAGCTTCGCCTGCGCCTGCTCGATCGAGTTCAGCCGACCGAGACCCTTGGTGATCGACGCCGCGAGGAACCCCGATGCAGCGGCACCGGCCGAGGCGACACCAATTTTCAGTGTCTTCCCGAGACCGGCCGCGAGCTTGGTGCCCATCCCCTGGCCGGCGCGATCGGCCCCTGCCTGAGCGCCGTTGAGAGAGTTCTGGATCTGCCGTTGCATCCCGTTCGTCGACGCGACAATCGAGAGGTAGCCAACGCCGAGTTCGGTCACGAATCCTCCTGCTGTAGATACACGAAAACCCAACGAGGACCGGCACATTGGCTCGGTCCTCGTTGGGTTTCGGGTGTGGGGTAGTTACTCGTTCGCAGCACGACGGCGCGCGAGCTCGTCGCGGATCGCCTTCGCTTTGGGATTCGGTGGTTTCTTCGTCTTCGGTTTCACCGACACCGGCGCTTCGCCGCGTTGCCGGCGCGCGAGCTCGGCACGCACATCGACGACGGTGCCCTTGACGACCGGCGCCGATTTCGCGGCCTCCCGCTTCGCCAGCGAGACCCGCGCGAGCTCGACAGTCGACTTCGGAAGGTTGTCCTGATCAGCCCCGGCGAGACGCCAGTTGATGACCGCGAGAGAATCCTCGATCGACGCGAGCCTGCGGATCTCCGGATCGGCGAACACACCCATCGGGTCGACGAGCCGCCGGAATGCGGACACCCCCGGCAGGTGGTCGAGCCACGCCTCGAGGTCGTGCCAGCCGAGGGTGTCACCGAGCTCGTCGAGTGACCTGCCGACATTCAGCAGATCGGAGCGGATAGCCCCCTCTACTCCGTCGCGTCGGAGGAGTCGGAGGAGGCCGAAGATTTTTCCGGGGCAGCCGGGGCAGACTCGGAGTTCCAGTACTCCCAGATGTCCTGCTTCTCCTGGTACGACAGCTCCGAGACCGCGGCCGCGGCCTTCGGGTCGAGGTGCCCGATCATCTGCTCCATCACGTCGAGCGGCGATGGGTAGCGGCCGAGGGGATCAGAGTCCGGGACGACGTTGCCCTTCTCCCGCTGCTCGGCGCGGTAGGCGGTGACCTCGGTGAACCGTTGTGTGGTCCACGCGTCGACCTTCGAGGTGATCGGGTAGGAGATGTATCCGAGCTTCGGCAACGTGAACTCGACGTCCTTTTTGTTGCCGGCCTGCGGGATGGTGATTTCGACGGGGTCCGCCTGGAATGAGCGTGTTACTACGAGTCCCATTGCACCGGGGCCTTTCGTGTTGGAGGTGTGGAGCGAGCACCGGACCGTGAGGTCCCACCCGGCGAGGGTGGCCCGGTGCAGTGGGGGTGAACGAAAACCCCGCCGGGTGGGAACATGGGAAAGCCCCGGGGCCCTTGCGGGCACTCCGGGGCTTTCAGTGGGTGGGGCGATCAGAACGAGGGGACGAGCATCTTCCCCGCGACGACGTACGACGAGTGCATGTTGCTCGGCAAACCGCGGCGACTGTAATGCCGGTACGTCGTCGACGAATCCTTGTGGCCCATCGACTTCGCGACGATCTCGAGCGGAACGTTCGCATTGAGTGACGCTTCGCAGAATGTGTGCCGCAGGGTGTGCGGCGAGATCGAGCGATTGATCCCGGCCTTTTTCGCGAGTCGCTTCACCACCCGGGCCGCGGACGAACGCGTCATCCGTGACCCGTCGCGGCGGCGGAGCAGCGGCCCCGTCGTGCGGCCGTCGATGGCCCGGTCGACGGCCTGGATGACCATCGGGGGCTGTGGAACTGTCGTCACCTGCCCGCCTTTCTGCGTGAACAGGAACACGCGGTGCGCCTGTTCGACGACTGTCGAGGTCTCTACATCGAGGGAGCAGGCAGCCGAGACGCGTAGTCCGCAGATCCCCATGACGAGGGTCAGCGCGTAGTCGGTCGGTGTGGACGCGGCGGCGACGTCGACGAGCCGGTCGAATTCGCGGGCGGTCAGCGACTTGGCCCGCGTGTTGTCGATCTGGATCCTCGGGAGCTTGACGAGTCGGCACGGGTTCTTCCGCACCAGATCGTCGTCGAGGGCGAGCTCGTAGAACTGGCGAAGCGTTGCCATGCGGTGGTGGATCGTCGAGATCGCGTTGCCGCGTTCCTCGGCGAGGTACCGCACGAAGATCTCGAGGTGCGTCCGGTGTGCTGCGAATACGTCGAGTCCGTGTCCGTCGCACCAACCGAAGAACACTTTGAGGTCGTCTCGGTAGGTTGCTCGGGTGTTCTCGGAGTCCCACCGGCGGATGAACGAGTCCGCGTAGAACTCGCGGTCGATCCCGTCGAGGGTGGTGGCGTTGATGGTGGGCAGGGTAGCGTTCAGCACTGGTCATCTCCCAGGTCACATCTGGTGGGTGGCTTGGCCCCGCCCGGTGTTAGCGCACCGGCGGGGCCGTTCTTCGTTTCAGACCGTATCGAACGAATCGGACATTTGGCGACACGGTGACCGATTTGTTACACGTGGAGCGCGTAACAATTGCCGTGATGTCCGTGTGTGCCATCACCCCAGCATACGGACAACTCAGTCGCCCTCGTTGGTGAAGTGTTGGCGCTCGCATTCGGGATCGGTGCAGTCGTGGCGGAAGTCCTGCCGGTGGTTGAACGAGACGTCCTCGCCAGCGTCGTAGCAGCTAAACCGGTGACCGGGATAGTCCGTGCAGTGTGCAGCGTACGGTCCGGGATCTCCGCACTCGCCTTTCCGAATCTTGCTCAGGTTCATCTCACCGGTCCATTCTTGGTGTTATGGGCGGTAGCGGGGCCTCGGCAAACGGCCCACGCGACCGGATTACCACACAGAAACATGACATTCGGTAGTCAACTGTCACGCAAACCTGTCATGCTGTCCCGATGCTCTGGTGGATAGTCGGCATAGTTGCCGTGTGGATCGTGGTCGGCGCAGTCGCAGCCGTGTGGATCGGCAGAGCTGTCAGCCACGCCGACGCACGAGAGGCGGCCATCGAGCGCCGCCGCGCCGTCCGGGATGCGCAACCCCGAGACGACGCGGCGTAGGCCCGATCAGGCTGCCGGGACCATGACCATCGAGTCGATCTCAGGTCCGGAGTTTGTCGATCCGTAGACGCCCCATTTGGTCGAGGTGGCGAAGTCCGCCACGGTGACGTTGATGATGTCGACGCCGTTGAGCTTGACGTTGATCGCACCATCGGCCGCGCGTGTGACCAAGTACGTGTCGCCAGCAGCCGACACGGTTCCGCTCGGTGCGGACTGCGGAACCGTCACCGCGCCCGCAACGCGCTTGACCAGCCGTGGCCGGTTGTCGCCCGCCCCGGTGCGGAACTGGAGCAACACCTGGTTGGTGGTGTCCTGGTACGCGACGATGATGCCTCCGGTGTTGTCGCCCATCACGGGGACCACGACCGTCATCGTGCCCAGGGCGGACAATCCGTCGACCACGAGGTACGACGTGCCGGAGACCGATGTCAGCTTCGCTCGACCGGAGTTGACGTGCGTCCACGAACCGGAGTTCGTGTTGTTCGTCGTGATTGCCTTACCGCCATCGGTGACCGTGACCGGGTCGCCGTTCTCGCCGAAGAACGAGGCAGTGAAGCCCGGTGCCTGGGGTAGTACGACGTTGGTGAGCGAACGGTCGCGCACCGTCGTACCTGCGTTGACGAACGAGACCGGCAAGGCCGATCCGATGCTCGTATCGAACTTGAGCTGCGCGGGGTCGTAGTCCAGGTAGGGAGCCGGGTGGTTGGCCTCGATCCGTACGGGGTAGCGGTACTTCGGTGTCGGCACCTTCGGGTTGATCACCGACCCGTACTTGCCTGTTCCCACCACCAGGATGCCGACTCCGACCGTCAGGCCTCGGTTGATCAGGGTGAAGTTCTCGAACGTGTTCCGCACACCTGCCAGGCGGGCCGTGGAGCGCGACGAGACGGTATCGGAGACCGTGTGGTTGGAGACGAGCTGGAAGTTGGACAGGTGGCAGTCGTAGGCGTCGGCTTCGACGAACACCGCCTTGCCGTGATCGCCCGCCGAGAAGCTGATCGACGCATTGTCGATCTGCACGCGCTCGGACTGCTTGACGGCAACAGATGCCCGCGATGATGCCTCGCCAGTGTTCGGGTACTTGTCCTCGAACGACATGACGTTGCTGACCTGGGCGTCGGTGATGCCGATGAAGTCGAGCACGCCCTGACAGTTGCGGCCTGCGATGTTGGTGGCGACCATGCCGTCGACCCACTTCGGCGCGAATACGGCACCGGGATCAGCGCCGGAGTCCCAGCCTTGAATGTTGTCGAACACCAGGTTCTTCGACCGCACACCGACATCGCCCGTGCCTGCTGCGTCGTTGAGGCCGGGGCTGTAGATGTAGACCAGGTGCGGCGGCTGACCTGTGTCGATGTTGCTGCCGAATGCTTTCTTGAAGGTGCCTCGAATGTTGCTTATCTGCGAGTCCTGAAGCGAGCCACCGAACACCGCCGACCACACGCCCTTCACGCTCACGCCATCGGCGACGAACCGTTCGAGGTTCGGTGACGTTGCGGGTGCGGGCATCAGCGGGTCGCCTCTATGGTCGCCGCCTGGGCGCACTGCAACGTACAGGTCGCGGGCGCGGATATTGCGGACCTGGGCACCATGCGCGAGCGGGTGAATGCGGACGCCCACGTAGTTCTGGTACGCCAGCAGCGACGCCATGCCGGTCATGTCGAGACCGTCACCGTAGAACGTGACACCTTCGATGGTGGTGTCTTCCGCGCGGACGAAGAACACGGGCTTGCGAGCAGTGTTGCGGAGCCGCGAGCGTGCGCCCTGGCCGTAGATGCGGACACCGGGGCCGACCGTATCGAGAATATTCATCGACTCGTTCAACAGCACCAGAGAGCTTCCTGGCATCCACGGAATGTAGAGATCCTTGCCCTGCTCCTGCGCAGCGGTGATCGCAGCCTGAAATAGCGGCGTGTTGGTGCCTGCGGTCTGGGCTGGATCGACCCCGAACGCGGCCACCGAGAGGGCGTTGCCACCGGGGGCATAACGATTGTCGGCTGTCGTTTGGGACAGTTTGCCTTCGGCGATCTCGTGGGCCTCGTCGATGCCGTCGCCGTACTTCTCGAACAGTGCCTTGGTGACGCGGGTGACCCCGCTGGTGATTTCGGGACGTGACCAAACCATAGCGGGGCCACCTGCCTTTCATTTGTTGGGAGAGAACAGAATTCGAGCTCAGTAGAGGATGAAGCCCTGAGGCCCGATGATCGGCGCGAATTGCTCGTCCGCACCGATCACCGGGCTCAGGGGTTTCCCGACGTCACCGACGCATCGTGACGCAGCTCGAGGACGTTCTCCCCCTTCGCGCCGAGCGCCGACTTGTACGTGGTGATCGTGATCTGGTGGTTCGTGACGTTCGAGTGAACGTCCGTGACCTCGGCGGTCTGAGTGACCTGCCCCTTCTCCACGACGTACCGCTTCGTCTTCTCGCCGTCGATCGCGTCGAGGATCCACGACTTGATCGGCAGCGTCTCCGACGTGTGGTAGATCCGCTTGTGCAGGCCGTCATCCTCTACCTCGTCGACCTCGACGTTCGCCTCACCGAACACCGACACGAGGACTGCTTCGAGGTCGTCCTCGAGCAGGGTGACGGTGATCGACTCGTCGTATTCGGTCTGGACCTCGCGGAAGGTCTCACCACCGAACATGCGGATCTTCTGGGTGGTTCGGGACTTGTTGATCCCGAGTCCGTTCTCTCCGACCGCGCCGTGATCGTTCGCGAGGAACGCGGGTGCGAGTGCGGTGTTCGCCTTCGTCGGCAGGAGGGTGCCGAGGTCTGCGGAGTGCAGCACTCCGCCGTCGATGGGTGGGGTCGCGACAAAGGAATTGCCAACGTTGACCATGAGTGTTCGCCCCTTTCAAGGCTTCGTTGCACCGGGCCACGAAGGGGTGTCGAGCTAGGAGATCTTGATGAGCATTTCGCCGGTCAGTTGCCAGCGGGCTTGGCCGGATTCGTCGGGCCACTCGTACGGGCCGCCGTCTTCTCGCCACCATCGGATGAATCCGCCTGCGGCCGTGCGGCCGATCAGGTTGCGGAGTACAGCTCGGGTGGTGTTGGCGAGGAGCTCGGCGTCGTCGTCGTTGTCGGCCCAGCACTCGATGATCAGTCGCGCGTGGTCGGTGGCACCGTGCGATGCCATACCGCCGCCAGGAGTGCGGGTAATGCGGATCATCCTCGAGCGCCGGCGTTTCGGGACCTTGTCGGAGATCCACACGTCCTCGAATCCGGCGGGCATGTGGTCGGTGACGGCGCGAACTGCGACTGTCTGTGCAGACTTCGGTATCGCGAGCTCGGTCATCGGATCCGCCCGAGGACGTTGACGAGGGTGTTGTGGTTCGCGTTGCGGCGGCGAGCGGAGTACGTAGCCGGGTAGATGATTGCGCGCCAACGGCCCTGCGGTCGCTTCTGGCCTTGCTGCGAGGACCACTCAAATCCGTCGCCGGCGGCGATGGCTCCTCGGCGCGCGAGGTCGTCGACGGCGGCCCGCACGGTGGGGAGGCTACGAATCTCGTAGAACGCGGTCGATCTCGGAACGAATCTCGCTCCTGCCATCGTCGTCCACCTCCTCCCCTGTCTCCTCCGGGTCGACGAAGTCAGCGGCGATCCAGAACTCGGAGTTGTACGCGGCGAGAGCCTGCTTCCGGCTCGAGTCGGCGTAGACGAGCAGGACCCCGGATTTGTCGTCAACGCTGAACGACTGAGTTCCGAAGCGATCCTCACCGCCCGCGTGGCGGACGCGAAGTTCTTTGCCGGTCAGGCTCATCCGCCAACCGCCTTGAGTTTCGCGTCGACGAGTCCCGGTGACCAGAACGGATTGTGGTCGTAGTTCGTCGGTTGCCCGTCGACCTCGAACCATCCGAAGCCGGGGAGCTCGATCTGGTCGAGCTCGCTCACGTTGTCTTTCGACTGCGGGTAGCAGGTGGCCGCGTGAACCGTGCGGTTCGTGTGGCCGTCGGTGAGTGTCTCGGTGCCGCCGATGTACCAGGCGAAGACCTTGATCTCCACTGGTGCTGCGTGGTCGCCGGTTTCGCGTCCACGGTCGTCGCGGACTGCGCCCTCGACGTACCGTTTCAGCTTCACTGGGAACTGGCAGGCGAACTGGACGCTCACGGTGCCTCCAAGAGCGGAGGCCGCGGCGGCGTCGTGTCGATGGTGAACGCTCGCCCCGTTTTCGTGAGTCCGCAGAGCTCGCGAAGGTCCGCGATCTCCGACGGCCACAAGAGCCGTTTGCGTTCGGTGCGGTTGTCGATGGTGCCCTGGAATGGGCCCGCCGACATCTGCGTGACCGCCCCGGTCCCGGAGTCGTTCCAGCGCAGGACCGCTGACCGGAGGATCGCCTTTGCCTGCGCCGGGTAGAGGAACTCCTCGTCGACGATGCAGGGGGCGACCTTCGGTGCGGATGCGGCGGCGATGACGTCCGCGATCATCAGTTCGGCTTTCGCCTCGTCGAGATTCTGCACGAACGGCCGAATGTCGTCGAGGTCCAATTCGACTGCGGGCATTGGTCGCCCCCTCTCGCTACTTGTCGGTGGCCTTCGGCGTCGTGGTCCGTGGTGCCGCCTTTTTCGCGGGCAGCTTCGGGGCCGATTCGCCTTCGGCGGTCGGTGACGCGGGCGGCTTCTGCGAGGCCGGATCTCCGTGCAGGCCTTCGGCTGTGGGGCTCGCCGGCGGATTCTGCGACGTCGGATCGGGCTCACCCGCGGCCGTCGGCGACACCGGATCGGGCCCGGGCGGTGTGGCGTCCTTCGCCGGAGCGGTGTCTTCGTCGTCGGACACCTCGGTCACACCGGCGTGGTCGCCGAGCTTGCGGAGGAACGACGCCGCCTTGCCGGTTGCTTCGGCTTCGCCGTCGACGAAACGAGTGCGGGTCTCACCGCGACCGACGATCAGACCCGGGTAGATGCTCGACTTGAACTTCGGCATCAGGCACCGTCCCCGGCGTTGATGGTCGGGAGGCCGGTGAGCTTGCCGTGCTTGCGCTCGTTGCCGTACTGCAGCCCGATCTCGCCGTACAGCTGCACCTTGTCGGATGCGCCGGTCTTCGCGAGCGGCTCGGCGAAGAAATGGCCCTTGCCGGGGATGTTCAGGAACGCCGGCGCGAGCTCCTCGAGGGACACGACGGCGATCTCGTCGGCCGGGTGGAACCGCGAGAGCATGATGTTCACGCGACCGAAGTCGGTCTCGAACGTCTGCAGGTTCACGCCGCCGACGTTGCGGGACGTTTCCCGGTACGCCGAGCCTGCATCCTTGATGAAGATCTTCGTCAGGCGGCGCTTCTGTGTGGCGTTGGTGATCAGGGTTCGGGTCTCCGATTCCTGGATTCCGCCGTTCGTCCACACCTCCTGCATCAGATCGAGGATCAGGTCGTCGGTGAGGGGCTCGCCGCCTGCCTCGACGACGTTCGTGGTGATCGCCGGGAGCAGTCCGCGGGTGCGGCGGACGGTGGTGTTGTCGGTCGGCAGGTTGTAGATGCCGCCGACGAACGAGGCCTCGACGTCGCGGGCGATCTGCTTGAGCTCGGCCTGGATCTGCCAGGTGAGCTCGTCGCCGACGGGCTGGTTGTCGATGCGGATGTTCGTGGCACCGTCGGTCGCGACCTGACGGACGGCAGCCTGCTTGGTGTACGAGACGGCGACCTGTTCCTGGTGGATCTCGAGGACGTTCGTTCCGGCTGCTCGCTTGCGGCCCTCGGCCTGCGGAGCGTCCGCGCCTTCGAGTCGCTGACGGTTCTTGTCGGCCTCGCGGAGGTCGTAGGACTGCCAGGAGAAGATCGTCGACGACTTCTCTTCGCCGCCGGTGAGTCCACCGATCGCGGAGAGCAGCGGAGTGTCTTCCGGGGAGATGGAGAACAACTCGCCGACGTAGTTCGGCAGGTTGTAGGTGGTGCCGAGTCCGGTTATTCCGGGCATGGCGGTTCCTTTCGCTATGAACCCGAAACGTGTTCGGGTGGTGAGGGATTACTTTTTGTTGGTGCCGAGCTGTGCGAGCTGCAGAGTTTTCAGGCGCATCGCCTTCTGCTTGTCGCCGGCCTTCTCGGCGGCGGCGATCTGGGATGCCAGGTTCGCCGGTGTGACGGGTGCTCCGCCCTCGCCTTCGACGTGGACTCCGACGCCCGGTTCCTCGGCTTTGGGGATTCCGAGGGATGGGTCGGCCGCGACAGCATCTTTGATGGCTGCGTCGAGCTTCTCGTCGAAGTCGCTGGCGGCCGGGTCGAGTTCTGCGATCGCCCGGTTGAACGAGCGGGAGTCGACGAGCCGGTCTGCGTTGCCGTCGAGCTTCGCGGCTCGGCGGAACACTGCGAGCTCGAGCTTGCTCTCGCGGGCTTCCTGCTGTGCAGCAGTGAGCTGTCCGGGGAGTTTGCTCGGGTCGTTTTCGCCGTCGGGGTTGTCGCCGTTGACGATTTTCATCAGGGCGTCGAGCTGCTGCTTGGCCGAGAAGTTGTCCTTCGATCGGTTCTCCCATTTGCGGGATTCGTCGACGGCTTTCTTCACGTCCTCCGGCTTCTGGTCGCCGAACAGCTCTTTCCACTGGTTCGTGGTGTCGTCGGCTCCTGCGCCATCGTTTTCGCCGTCTGCACCTCCACCGTCGCCGGCTGCTTCTCCGCCACCGCCGTTGGGGTGTCCTTCCGGGTCGCGTCGAGGATGCAGCCGTGCGGGCATCCTCGAGGTGCGAGCGAACGAGTCGATCGCGGCCGGCGCGATGATGGTTCCGAAGGTGCGACGTGCATTCAGGTGGTGCATTGTGTGTCCTCCCGTGCGGGATAGGTCGACGTCGTGCGACGCCGGGGGAATGAGGCGTGCACCTCGTTGTGGGTGCACGAAAGAAGCGCCACCCGAGTGGGTAGCGCTTCGATTGAGGGAAGAGTGCCGGGCTAGTAGACGAGCAGTCCGTCGAGAGTCGGCCAGGTTTCGGCCTGCGGTACATCGCCCGTCACAACTGGATTCGGGATAATCCGCTCGGCCGCGACCAACAGATCGACATCAGTCGTCACTCCGACTTTCATCGGCCCACCCGGATGGGCGGGCACTTCATGCTCGGCGAGGTCGCCGAGCTCGGTGGTGGTCTGCGGGTCCGCGGTGAACTCGATACCGCTCGGGCTGTCGAGCCAACGGTCAGGATCGGTGCTGGACTTCATCTGCCAGGTCATAGCAGCGCCAACACCCCCAACATGAAATCTTGCAGCTCGTCGTCACCGTACTTGGTCGATGACCTACCGTACAGGTCCTGCGTTCCGACTTGGAAGACCTCGTGCGCGACGAGATCCGGGCGCGAGTACCCGGCCGGGACATAGCTTCGGCCTGCGTATGGTTCGAGCCAGTCATCCTTGTAGGTGAGCTCGGTGAGCTGAGAGTTGCTGACCGGAACCAGGTCCTCGAGGACCCCGCCTCGGGTAGCGCGTGATCGCGCGAGCGCGAACTCGAGCTGCGTGAGCCCGGGGATGGCCTGTTCCATGCGGTGGCCGAGCTCGTGGATCATCGTCTCGGTTGCCTCGTCGGAATGTGCGCCCGTCCGGTAGGAGAAAGTTCCCCTCGGGGAGACGACGACCGAGTCGGTTGGCAGGGTGCTCGGAGCTTTCTGCAGGAAGAACCCACGGTCGACGTACCCGAGCGCGAGGGGGCCGCGCGCGTCCGCCGCTTCCAGCCATTCGGTCGGGAAGAACTTCTCGGCGTCCCGGAGAAGAGCCACGGCGTCTGCGTCGGCCTCGGAGACTGGCCTGCCGCCGAGCTGCGTCAACCTGCTCCGTTCTGCGGCGGTCATCGTGTGCACCGCCTGCTGATGTCCGCCGAACTGACGCACATCCGAGAGTGCTTCGACGATCGCGGCGCTCTCACGCTGAGCGATGGACACTTTCGCCGCATCGACCCGAGTGTTGTGTGCGAACAGGTCCCCGAAGTTCCCTGCGCTCAGTAGCCGCTCGCGTTCGGCCGTGGCGTTCGCGACGAGTGATCGCAGCTCGACGAGCTCGGTATCCGCGTCCAAGCGGCGGGCGACGTCGGAGCGGATCGCTCGGCCCGCACCGGTGACGGTGGTGAGATGGCCGGCGAGCTCCGTCGACGCGATGTACTCACCGTTGACGGACTGTTGCAGGGTCTCGAACGAGCGCCAACCCGACGCGCCTTTCGGGAGGCTGGCCGCCGCTGCGTCGAGGGTGCTGCGAGTGGCTTTCGAGACCAGCCGGGTCGCTTCCCACGCCTGTTCCGCTGCGAGCCAGGACGTGAGCTCCTCCGCCTGTTTCGCGGCCGCCGTCGCAGCTGTCCGGGTCGCGGCTGCCGCCTTGCCGGCCTTTTCGGATTGCCGCATGTGCGCGAGGACCGCTTTGAGGTTGATCGCTCCCCCGTCGGCGGTCGCCTTCACGGCGTCGATGTACTGCTGCTCCCACTTCTCGGTGTATGACGGTGGCAGGTAGGTCATTCCGGGTCGCACCTCGAGCGAGGTGCACCGGCAGTAGTCGTGGTACGTCTCGCCGAGCGGTCGGGTGCCGCGAGTGGTGCGGCCACCGGCGAGGAACCTGCCACGATCACCACGCGACTCACCGCGAGCTCGAGCACGCCGATCCGACGCCGACATTTCGACGCCACGGCCGACGACCGACGTCGCGGCCGCCTCCGACGTGTACACAGCACTGCGGGTGGCGAGCATCCGGCAGAACTCGCACGCATTGGTGCGTGCGTGCCGAACCCACCGAGCGCCCGTCTCCTGCTCGACGTTCGCGACGATCGTGTCCCGCTCGGTGTCGAAGATCGCCTTCTGCACCACGCCCGCGAACCGGCCGAGCGCCTCGCCGCCGAGCGCATTGAGCGCCCATTCCGACGAGCCCGCGATCTTCTCCGGATCTGGCATCGGACCCGCGACCGGCTGATACGCCAAATCCGGCGCCGATTCCTGATACCAATCGACACCGTAATCAGCAGCTGCAGCCGCATACGGGTCGATGATCTGCGGAGTCGCATCGATGATCGTCGACCGAAACTCCGCCGACGACAGATCCGCCGATGACGCGCGCCGCCACATGTCGGTGAAGTCCTCCACCGCAAGTGTGTTCACCTCGTTGAGGATCACGACACGGTCATCAGGCGACGTCGGCATCTGTTTCGGTCTCCGTCCTGTTCGCGAGGTCCGCGACCTCCGGGTCCTGCTGCGCCTCGGCGGCCCGCGACGTGATCCGTTCCCGCACCATCGACCGGGCGTCCATACGACGCTTGTCTGCCATCGCGCGGGCGATCGTCGTCTCGTCCCAGCCGAGCTGCTCGAGGGCGACCTCGGACTCGGCGAGCCACGGGAACGCCTGCACGGTCTTCAACACCGCATCGGCAGCCGAGGAACGGGACGGTGTCGCCGGGTCCCGCCACTTCGCGCGCATCGCACGCAGCGCCGTCGGGATCTCCGACAGGTTGTCTCGGATCTGCACACCAGTCAGCAGCGACCGCGTCCACGCGTGACCGAACTGGTCGTCGGCGAACTCCGCCTCGATCAGCAGGTCCTCTTTCGCGGCGTGGATCGCCTCGGCCGAGCTCGGATTGTCTTGGATAACACCGAGAGAACCGACGGGGATCGAGGTCTCGCCGGAGAACTGAGTCGCCAACGTCCGCAGGTGATCGGCGTGTGGGAGCTGCGAGGCCGGCGAGAACTCGCCGACTGTCGGCAGGTCACCGTCGTCGGTAGCGCCGACCGCCCAGATCCGGCCCATGATCGCCTGCCACTGCGTTTTCAGGTTGCCGTCGGCGTCCATGAACGCGGACTCGTCGGCACCCATAATCCAGCGCTGCGGAGCGGAGTAGAACTCGGCTGAAACCTCCATGCGGACAGCAGTTCTCAACGCCGAGTCGGCGAGGGTCATCACCGGACGCGAGATCCGCGACGAACCGAACGGCCGATCCAGCCGAGGGTGGTAAGCGAGGACCTCGACGGGGACCCGCTTGAGAGCGTGGTTCCGGCGATCCACCCGCCAGCCCGTCGACGTCTTCGTCATCGTCACAACCGAATCGGGCAAGTACATGATCATCACCGACGGTGCACCGGACAGCTCGTCGGCCTCGATAATCGCCAGATGCGACGACACCTGCCGACGACGCTTGTCCCAGATCGCCGACCCGTACATCGCAGACCGCGTCGAAATGATCACATCCGGCTCACCGGACTGCACATCACCGAGCGTCGTCGACACGAACGCGCACGAATGCAGGAACGCCGACGTGTGCGCCTGCGGCACCTCCGTCGCCATCCGATTCGACGTCCACATGTCGTCGATACCGAGATCGGCCGTCGACAACCCGGGCACCACGAACCCGTCGAGCTTGCAGCGACGAGACAGGCCGTCGACGGACTTCGCCGGCCACCCGAGCACCATGTCGAGGTTCACCAGATCCGGGGGGATCGCAATCCCGAGATCCCGAATCAGGTTCTTCGCGTCGTAGTACATCGACCGGAGCTGATTTCGGACGAGCTTCTGCTGCCACGTCTTCCACAGTTCGTCGAGAGTGTTCTGCTCGGAATGGACCAGACCGTCGATCTTCACGCCAGCACCACCACCTTTCCTTTGCCGGTACCGGTCCGGACCTTGCCGCTGTTGAGCGCGAGCTTCCGGCCGAGCAGTGCACCGACCATGCACACGGCGAGGTCGACGAGCTCACCGGAGTCGCGAGATTTCTTACCGAGCGAGTCGCCCCACTTGTTCGGGCGCATCACTGCGTTGTGGACGTGCGTCCGGAGCCGAGAATCGCCGTCGTGGATGAGAGTGCCGTCCTGGTCGATCATTTCGACGACCTGCTCGGCCATATCGGTGAACTGCTGGTTCCGGATGACGCCGCCGCGCTGCGAGAGCCGCATGTCGTACTTCACCGAATGCCCCTGTGCGCCAGGCGTTGCCCACACCTTGAGCTTCTTCGCGAAATCGCGGTGCCATTCGTCGATCAGGTTCGCCCAGTACAGGTGATCGTCCTCGTCGTCCTTTGCCGGCGACGGGTCGACGCCGAACCACACGACGCGGTACTTGTCGAACGCCTGACGAACTCGGCCGTCGACGTCCGGGCGCGGAACCCGATACACACCCTGCTTTTTCGGGTTCCAGCCCTGCGGCTTCTCCCACTTCCCGAGCGTGACCACCAGACCATCCGACAGGCGGACAGCAACGAGGCCGGTGGCATCTTCGGACTTCGAGCAGTCCAGGAACATCGAGATCTGATCGTTCGGTTCGAGTTTCAGATCACCGCGCGCCAGGGCATCGAACTTCCGAGGATCGACCCACGCATCCGCGGCCGCCGCCAACCCGTTCAGGTAGAAGCGAATCGCATCAGCGTTCGTCGTACGCCGGTCCAGGATCTCGTCCTCGAGACGATCCAGATCCGACCACGGCGCATCCATGTACGCCGCCGCAATCCCCGCTCGCCGCGACTCGTCATCCGTCAGATCAGTCGACGGCGGAGCCTCAATCGAGTCGTACAAGATGTCGTGCCGTTTCGCGTCCGGGTGCTGCTGGTCCTGCCATGCCAAATACGACTGCTCCGCAACCGAATCCATGCCCATGCGGTGCGCGTTCGTGAACTCGAACACCCGCGCCTGCAGCTCCGCCGGCGACTTACCGACGTTTCGTCGAGCGACGGCCGCAACATCCCAGCCACCGTTCGATTCGGTCATGTGGTGGGACTCGTTGAGCATGATGTGCGTCGCCGGGTCACCCTCGGCCGTCTTCTGCGACGACGTGAGGAGCTCGATTCTGCCGCCACCGGCCGCCGTCGTCCGCTGCTCACCACAATCGAGCTGAAACTGATCACGCGTAGCCTGCGGGAGCATCGCATTCGCAACCCGCAGAACGTCTTTCGCCTGCGCCTCGGAGTTCGCCGCGATCTGCACCAACGGCAACCGGTGCCGGATCCCAACGATGCGACCCTTTTTGTCGCGCCCGGGCTGCGACGGACCGATCAGCTCGAGGAGACAAATCGAGCCGCCGAACGGGTCCTTCCCCGTCCCCTTCGACCCACGTTTGACCGCCGACCGATACAGCCAACGACCCGTCTCCGCATTGACCGCGTACGCCAGGATGATGAACATCTTCTGCCCCGGCGTGTACCGCCACGGCCGACCAGTCGTCGGATTGACGAACCACTTCTCGGCGAACTTGATGAGCTCGACACCGAGCGACACATCCGGGAGCTCAGCGAGCCGATCCGGATGGTTCCACTCTTTGCAGCGATCACCCGGCCACGGAATGGTGCGCCACGCACCCGACGGGTCTATCCAATACCCGGGGAGCAGTTCGGAATCGGTGTCGGTGATCGTGTCAGAGGACTTCACGGTACGACGCCATCTGCGTCACGTTGCCGTCTTCGTCGGTGTCCTCGTCATCGACAGCGGCGGGCTCGGCCGCGTCCGGGTCGATGTACCGGATCCGCAAATCGCGGCGGTTCTCCATCGTCGTCCCGAGCAGCTTGTCGCGAGCCCGCATCTCACCGGCCGCCTTCACGTCACCGTCATGGAACTCGGCGACGATCAACGCGGTATCGATCGCGAACTGCCAATCCCCCTCCGTCCACAACACGCAGTGCGGCATCGACGAGATCGCCTTCCACCACTTCCGGGTCATCGGCGGCCACGGCTTCCCGAGGAGCCGTTTCGCCGGCAACTTCGGTGCGTCCTCAAACGGGACGGCGCGGACGTCGGTCCAATCGTGTTTCAGCGCGTGATGGTTGATGCGTTGACCGTCAGGCTTCGGCTTGCGTCCACGTACAGCCATGCCGATCACCTCCGATCTGCTGTTCAGTTGTGAGTGACACGCCGCCGAAACGGTTTCAGGCGAATGTCATTCGAGATTCCCGTAGAACGAATCCAGGGACCGGCCCTCGACCTTGGCGAGGTGGTTCAACCCCTGATTGATGTAGTTCCAGTCGCCATCCGCGATCTGGAATATGTCGATCAGATGCACTCGGAACCTCGACAATCGGAGACCTTGGAGTTGCCTCCCGGTCGTGACGATCAACGGATTTTCGAGACGGTGCTTGTGCGCGAACTCGTGGGCGGCCCGATGCGTGCCGGCAACCAGCAGGTCCCGCAACGGCTCGGACTCCTTCACGACGCGGCGCAATCCGCGTGCAAACACCGATCGATGCACAACTGCCGACCCGGAAGCGCCGGACTCGTCCCGAACTGACGCAACACCGAACGGTTCCCACACTTCGGACACACGAGGCACGGCTCGGTCCGCGTGACTTGAAAAGTGAACGCCCACCTAACGCTGTCCTCAAACTCGGTGATCTCAAGAACATCCGGGGAACGGGTCTCGGCAGCCACGCTGACTCCTTCTCGATGTAATGAACCTGGTGAAACTAACGCCCTGGTCAGAGCTGTGCTATTCACCAACTGTGGGAGGCCCTATGCCCTCCGTGCGACCTGGTACCCGGGGGGAGGGGGTCACCCCCGGGGGTGTTTTGCCTGGTCAGGGGCTTGCGGTGGGGCGGGGAACGCTCGTGGGTCGCCGGGGTGTGGTTGACCTGGCCTTTTGCGGCGTCGTTGCCGGCCTTTTGCGGCTTCCCTGGCTGTTTTGGCTTTGTGGCAGGGGATGCAGCGGGTTCGTCCGTTGTCGAGGGTGGTTGGTCCGCCTTCGGCTTCGGGGATGTCGTGGTCGGCTTGGACGTCGCCGGCTCCTGGTGTGCCTTGGTATCCGCAGTCGACGCATTGGTAGCCGTAGTGGCGGTGGACTGCTTTTGCCCAGCGTTTGTGTTGTGCGGTTCCGGTTCGGCTTCGGCCTCCGCTAGTCCACGCCATTGGTCACCCGACTAGGTGTTCGGGCCACACCTTGACCTGCCCTGTAGCCAGGGTTCCTGCTGTGATCAAGGTGTCATCGAAGGTGACCTTGTCTTCGTCGACGAGCAATGTGATTGCGACTGTGCGTAATCCGTCTGCTGTTGCTGGTCCGATGGTGATGCCTGCGTCTGCGGAGATGCAGGCTTCGAGGGGTTGGCCCGCGATGGTGATGCCGTCGTTGGTGATGTGGATGGGTTGGTCTGGGGTGGCGGTCACGTGGCGCTCCTCGGGGTGATGGGCGGGGCGGTGATGAGGCCGCCGGGTTGGAAGGTGCCGCGGTTGAGTTGGTCGTCGGCCTGGCCTGCGATCTCGTTGAGGATGCGGTTGAGGCGGCGGCATGTGGCGCATAGCTGTGTTTCGTCGTGTGTCCCGTTGGGGCAGCCGTTGGTTTGGCATTTGCGTGGTTGTCCGCGTTCGACCATGCCGGCTCCTCGGGGTGGGGGTGCGGGGTTACATCGACGGTGAAAGTTATACCGATTGGTCCCCGGCTCGGCAGCGTGGCGTGGCTGCGATGCGGTGCTCGTTGCTTGGTTTCCGTCGTGCGTTCGCTTCGGTAGACGTGTCCTGTGAGGAACCGATGCGTCGGTGACTTTGACCGAGCCGGGGTGTTTGGGGGCTGGCGAGGGACCGGGTTTTGTTTTTGGGGTCGGGTCGTCAGCGGTGGCTCCATGTTGACTGCTGGTCAGGGCTTTATCAAGTTCGGGGGGTTTGTTTTGTGGGGGTGTGTTTTGTTGTGTGTCAATGGTTTACGCGCTGTGCGGGTATTTGCCTGGTTGGGCGTTTGCGCCATTGTTTGGCGAGGTCGATGGCGTCTCCGACTCGGTAGAGGGGTTCGGCGTTGCGGTGGATCCAGAAGTCGTAGCGGTCGCCGTGCCATAGCCACTGTCTGGGGGTGATGCGTTTGGTGGATGCCCAGGATCGGAATGTGCCGTCGGGAACTTTGATGTCGAGGAGTAGTTCGATGTGGTGGAGGACGCCGTATCGGTTGAGGTTCCAGTCGTGGACTTGATCGAATAGGCCGTCTCGGACTTCGCGGGAGTCGTATCGGGAGTGGCAGCGGCCGCATTCGACGAGTGATGCTTCTTCCTCGGCGGCCATGTTCGCGCCGCATTCTGCGCAGGGTCCTCGGTAGGCGAGGGTTGGCATTCGGTCGATGGCGCGTCGGGCTTTGTCGAGTAGTGCGGTGATGTGGTCGTAGGTGTCGATGGGGCGGGTGAGGGTGCGGAGCCAGTGTGGGTGGTGTGAGAGCCAGACGGCGGCGATTTCGGCTTGTGTGGCGGGGATGAGGCTGATGGCGGCGTTGTCGGTTCGTCGGCCGGCGCGGAGTTCGTCGACGAGTTCGATGACGTATCGGCGGTTGGGTCGGAGGTTGTGGCGGTCGGCGAGGGCGGTTGCGGTGATTCGGAAGTAGCGGTCGAGGGCGTTGAGGAGGGAGGAGTCGTGGGGCATTCCGTTGCGGTCGAGGCGGATTGGGAGTGGTGTTTCGGTGCCTTTGCCTCCGACTCGGTCTCGGCCCATTTTGTCGAGTCGGGCGCTGGTGAGGGTGAGTTCTGCGATGAGTGCGGGGATGGTGCGGAGTTCGGTGGCGAGGGTGTGTGCGCAGGTGGTGCACATGTCGAGTTGGTCTGTGGAGGGGCGGCCGCATCGGCCGCATTCGACGGCGGTCATCGGTGCCTCCTGCGGGTGTTGACTCGACGGGCTCGTGCGGGGTTGACGCTCCACATGGGTGGCGTGGTGGACGGCCTGGGGAGTGCTCGCTGTTGCGGGGTGCGGGTGTCATCGTCACCGACCTCGATTGACCATGCGGCTGGCTCGGTTTCGGCCCATTCGTTGAAGATCCGCCGAACTGCTGCGAGCGTTTCCGGTAATGGGTTGATCTCGTCGAAGACCCTGGCGTCGATCCATGGGCTGTGGAGTTCGTCGTGGTTGATGACCGGGCCGTCAAGGATTTCGATTGGGCGGGTTCGAGTCGCTGCGGCGAGTTCGGCAGCGTAATCAGTCAGTTCGTCGTTGATCCGATTGCTGCGGTCCCTGAATGTGTCTGGTCTCGAGCTCCATTCGGTCATGTCCGCGTTCCAGTATCGGATGTGCGGCTGTGCGAGGGGCCAGGGGTCTTGCTCGCTTCGGGCAGGTACGACGCCACCAATTGCGAATCTTTGCGGCACCGAGTGGAAGTGTTGTGCGAGTCGAGCTCGGCGCGCGAATGGGTTGAGGTTCATCCAGACGCTCGGGTCGAATGGGTCGTCGAAGGGGTATTCGGGGAGTGTCCACAGGCTTGGGCCGAAGGGGACGATGGTCCAGGGTGTTTCGTAGATCTGGTGGGCGTAGTCGGAGTCTTCGTCGAGCTCGGGGATGCGTTCCCCTGCGTAGAACGCTCCGAGGACGCCCTGCGGCCCTGCGTACGTGCGGTGTTTCGCCATGTCGCGGAGTTGGGAGTAGTCGGGACGCCCAGAGAGGTATTCGTTGATTCTGCGTTCGTCGCGGAGGTCGACGCGTTGCTGCGGGGTGATGTGCGGTCCGAGTGCGGTCGAGCCGGGGCAGTGTCGGTATCCATCCGAGGGTTGGATGTGCCAGTCGGCACCGCATTCGCATTTCGGAACTGCTGGTCCTTCGACGGCCGAGCCAGGGCATCCGAGAAGCGGGAGACCGTGCCAGTCGTATTCGCAGCGCCAACATTCCGGGTATTCGGGGTCGTCGAAGTCGTAGCCGATTTCGGGTTCGCCGGCGTCGAGTTGTTCGTCGATGAGTGCGTCGATCGAGTCGATGACGGACTGCTCGGGGTTGGTCATGGTCGGTCGCCTCCGATCGGCCACGTGACGCCAGATGCGGCGCGGTGTGGCTTGGGTTCGTGGTGGTAGTGCTCGATGCAGGGGTCGGTTTCGCCGTAGTTGCCGCAGGAGACGGCGTGGCAAAAGACGCAACGGAGGTACGTCCGGTCAAGTGCAGGATTCGTCGGGTGAGGCACGAGATGCGGGCGGTAGTCGTGGCCGACACCGTCCGATGCGCACAGTTCCGCGTTCATGTCGTCCCCGGTGATGAGCTCGGGAATCATCGTCGGAGTCCTTTCGGCCAGTTGATGTTCGGTGCGTAGTGGAATGGGAGTTCGGGTTGGTACCAGCCGAGGTGTTGTGCACCGATGGTGGCGATGGCGAGTGCGTCCGAGCGGTTGTCGTTGCTGGCGATGGGTGCTCCGGGCCAGAGTTCTTTCATGGCGGCCATGACGGCTGGTTTCTCGGCTCGGCCGTTTCCGGTGGCGAACAGTTTGATGGTTCCCACGGTGACGTCGACGACGGGAATGCCTTTGCCGGCGAGGTAGTGGGCGAGCTCGAGGCAGAGTGCGCCCCGTTCGACGAAGTAGCTCGCGGCCTTCGGTGTGGGGTTCACTTTCGGAATTGCTTCGATCATGACGAGGGTGACGCCGGCGGGGAGTTGCCGGAGGATCCGGTCTCGTTGCCGTCGGACTCGGGTGGCGCGCCCGATCAGCGATACGTCGTCTGAGCCTTCCTCGCCGACGTGGAGCAATTTTGGGACGTTGGGGGTGGATGCGGTCGCGGGATCGCGGATCAGGGCGATTCCTGCGGCTCTGAGGGACGGATCGAGGCCGACGACGACGCTCACTGCTTCGCCTTGACTGCGACGGTCGCGCCGATGCGGAACTGCTTCGAGCGTGAGTGCCCGGTCGCGTCGGTGCCGTGGACGACGACGTACCGGCCGTCGTCGTCTGCGCCGTGGTGGGTTCCGGTGAACCGCACTTCGATGCCTTCGAGTGCCATCGTGCGGCCGCGGTGAACGGGGGTGACGAGGTCGTTGACCGGGACGTCGGCCCATTCGGGTTCGGCGAGCTGGAACAGTCCGTCGTCGGTCATGGTGAGGTTCTCCTCTTCGGCCATGCGCTGCAGCCGTTGCGCGCGTTTGGTGCGGGTCAGGTGGGCGGGGAAGTTGGTGAGCGGGTGGCGTTGTCCGTCGCGGCCGACCGTGAAGCAGGGTTCACCTTTCGGGGCTCCGCATCCGCGGCACGGGATCGTTTCGGCGAGCTGCTTCTCGGTGAGCTGATCGAAGTCGGGGTTACGCATCGTCGGTCTTCGCGAGCGCAGCACGGGCAAGTTCGATTCCTCGGCGAGCTCGGTCGTCGGCGTCCGGGTCGTGATCGCAGACCCGGCCCCCGGCGTATCCGTCGTCATCGCAGAGTTCGCATTCGACGATCGCTTCGGCGCGGAGCTCGGCGCGATCGCGGGCTTCGGTGGATCGAGCTCTCGCGGCTCCGTCCGCGACGGCCCGGTACCAGTCCTCGCGGGCCACTCTCGCGACACCGCACGCTCGGCAGGCTCGTTCGGTGCCGTTGGGATGTTGAAAGCAATGCGGGGAGGGTGGCGTTTCCGAGCCGTCGCTCTGGTGACCTTCCGTACTTAAGTAACCACTTAAGGGTGCCTGGTGTAAGTATGCAGGTGCAGGTACAGGGGTTCGGGACCGATTTCGATTACCGATCTCGCTACTTGCCTGATCGGCGTTCTCGACCGCGTAGGGGTAGCCGTCCTGGACCGCGATCCGATTACCTATCGGGACCGCATCGGGATTACCAATCGGGACCACATCGGTATCGGTAATCCAGTCCGCATACTTGACCACATAACCGACGGTGTTCCGGTTCGGTTTCGACAGCAATCTCGACAGCCCATCAGCCGTGTCTTTGTACGTCCACGACGAGTAATCCGGGTGCTCTTCCTTCGCCTGCTGGATCTCCGAAACGATGACGGCCTTCAACGACTTCGAGGCTGTCTCGGAGTAGCCACGGACGACGGTCGCAGCCATTTTCGGGTTCTTCAACAGTTCGTCGGAGCGGATGAGGGTCCGCACCATGAACTCCTCCATGTCGTCGTCGAAGAGGGCGTAGTCGTGCCGCTCGAGGTGGGCGGCGGCCCGCATGAGGCGTTCCATTGTCATGTCGTTGGCTTTGCGTAGGAGCTTTTTGGGTCGCCAGTCGCCGACGCCGGCGTAGTTGAGTGATGGTTCGGGGACGAGGACGCGGAAGAACAGCCATTGGGCGTCGGCGGGGAGCTGCGATTCGAGGTCTTCGTCGTCCGCGATGTTGATGCGGATCCGAGCGAATTCACGAGGCATTGCGGTAAGCCTCCTTTCGGTCGAGGTGCTGTGCGACTCGTTCGCCGAGCCATTTGGCGACGTGGACCGGGACTGCGTTGCCGATCTGTTTCTTGACGTCGGATGCCTTGCCTGCGAACTGGTAGGTGTCGGGGAATCCCTGCGCGCGGGCGCATTCGCGGTTGGTGAGCATCCGGAAGTACGGGCCGTCGTCGGTGAGGGTCGCGATGCCGTGATGGTTGCCGCCTGCGGTGACGGTGGCGAGCGGGAACTGGTCGGCTCGTCGGGCCTTCGCGTTGCGGCGGTAGGTGACGAGGTGTGTGACGTTCCGGTGCTGGATCTGGTCGATCTGCGGTGAGACGTACAGCGGCCGCGTGACGGGCTTACCGAGGTCCGGGCCGATGATCGAGGACGCGTAAACCGGCGCCGTTTTCGGGAGTGTCAGGTCGACGTCACCGCGTTGGGTGAACACGATGAACAGGCGCTCCCGATGTTGCGGTAGGCCGAAGTCCTTCGCGTTCAGGGTGACGATCTGCGGGCGGTATCCGAGTGCGCGCATTCCCTCGAGCCACCAGTTGAACAGTGACCATTTGGCGAATTCGGGGACGTTCTCGACGAGCACGGCGTCGTATTGGTGCACCTCGGAGGCGGCGATGACTGCGAATGCTGTTGCGCGGTCGATGGCTCCGGCGTCGGAGCGGAGTCGTTCGATTTCGGCCGGTGGTGTCTTGCGGCCGCCGGATCGTGCGTGCCAGACACACGACGGTGAGATCCACGCGATGTCCGTTCGGGGGAAGGTGCGGAAGTCGGTCTCGGACAGGTTCGCGATGCGGTGTTCGGTGTTCGGGTGGTTGAGCTGGTGGGTGTCGACGGCGGTCTGCCAGTGGTTGGCGACGAGCTCGATGCTGTATCCGGCTTGTGCGAGGCCTTCGGATGATCCGCCCGCGCCGGCGAACAGGTCGGTGGCGGTGAGCGTCATGCGAGGCCTGCGATTCTGCGCGTGAGTTCGGCGGTGTAGGTGCGTCCGGTGCCGGGCATGATGCGGCGGTGGTAGTTGACGTGTTCGCCGTTGCGGTAGCCGTTGAACTGCTCGATCGCGCGGTCGTAGAGATAGCGGACGGATGCGGGGTCGCGCCAGTTGATGACGACGGCTTGGAGTTGGCGGGCCCGGAGTTTCGCGAGGTAGCTGATGCCCCAGCCTGCGAGGTCGACGAGGGACATGGCGTCGGTCTGATCAGCGACGGTGCGGAGTGGACTGTTGGCGTCACAGAGAGGGATGACGTCGTTGGGGTCGTTGGCGCGCCAGACCTGGGCGGCGGTGTGGATGAGTCTCGATCCGGCGATGCCCCACTGCGGGGCGAATAGTATTCGCGGGTTTTTCGGGTCCGCGATCAACACGACGGCAATGAGTTTCGTGCGGGCAAGGTTGCCGTGGACGCCGCGGCCGATCTGGGCGGCGAGGTCTCCCATCGCGTCTGCGCCACCGGAGTAGCCGACGAGGACGACGGGGCCGGGTGCCTGCTCGATTGCGATGAGTGCGAGGCGGATGGCTTCGGCGCGGGTCCTGTTGTACGCCTGCCCATTGATCACCGGGACGGGCCCGTACTCGGAGCGGTGCCGCACGTTGACGACGCGGAATCGGTCGCGCGGGAGTGGGTCGGTGACGACACTGCACATCGTTGTGCCGTTGAGGGTTTCGCCGATGCCGCGGGCTTGCACGATGGTGATGAGTTCGGGCATCAGGCGAACACCTCGTCGAAGATGCGGCGCGCGAGCTCGGCGTCACCCATGGCTGTGTGTAGGTCGAGGTCGGCGTACGGGATTTCCATGACGTCGGCGGACACTTTGAGTCCTGCGAGGCGGTTTTCGTCGAGGAGCTGGATGCGGCCGGCGACGAGGTTCTCGACGTCGACGAGGCGGTGATGCCAGGACGGGCAGCCACCGTGGTGTCGGATGCGCCGCTCGAGCACCTCGGTGTCGAATGCGGGGTTTGCTCCGACGATCGTTGCGCAGCGGGTCCACTGCTCGACGAGCTGCATCGCATCGATCTCGTCGTAAACGTCGGTCAGTGCACCATCACTGTGCGCAGCCTGCGGGTGACGCTGGTAAAACTGGCCGACGTTGAGCGCGAATGGGTCTGCCTCGGACAGGTCGGGGTCGAGGATGAACATGCGGATTTTGCTGACCGGGTTTCCATCGGAGAGATCGTCGATGCGGATCATTGCGATCTCCCAGGGGAGGCCGTTGCGGAGCGCGGTGGTTTCGCAGTCGAGGAATACGAGTGGGTTCGTCATGGTGTGTCCGTTCTGGTGTCGGGCCGCCGCCACGTGTGTGGGCAGTGGCGGCGGCCCGCGCTGGATGGGTGGAGAGGGTGCTAGTCCTGTGACGAGAACGAGGGGTTCTCGAACTTGGTGCTCACATCGGATGTCGTGGGCTCGGGTACGTCGTCCGGGTCCTCGTCGGAATCGGTTGGCTCGTCGGCGATCTCGTCGCCTTCGTTGCCGTCGAAGAGTGACGGCTCGGACGCGGAACTCGGCTGCTGGACACCGGAAACGATGGAGTCGAGACGCATCGTGTGGACCCACCGCTTACCCTCCGACTTGAGCTCTTCCTCCTTCCTGGATGTACACGTCGCGGTGATCGTGAACGTGCGCGTCTCGCCAACGCCGGCGGGATCGTCGAACGACTGCGCGGACAATCCGCTGAGTCGGTAGCGGGCGGACTCGATCATGGGCTGGTCTGACATGTGAATCTCTTTCCTGTGGTTGGGGTTTGGCGCGGGTCATTCGTTGTCGGCGATGGTGCCTTTGAGTACGCGTAGCTTTGGCTGGCAGCCGTACTCCGATTCGGCGTTGAGTGCGTCGGAGATCCGCAACGCTGTCGCGAGCTCGGAGGCCGTGAGGTCCAGCTCGACGACGGTGTGGTCATCGCAGCCGACCGCTTTGAAGGTGTAGATCACGGCGGGTCAGTCCTCGGCCGGTGCGGACAGGTACTTGATGGCGTCCGCGGCCTGCTTCGTCGTCACCTGCAGGGCATTGATGTACGCCGTGGTGAACGACTGGTTGATCCACTCGAGCTTCGCCTCGGGTGAGGTCGCGCCCTCGGCGTCGAGGAGCCGGCCGAGCTCGGTGAGCTGCTCGGGTGTGGCCGCGTCCTTCGGGATCGTGTACGACGGCTTGACCTGCTCGGGTTCCGGTTTCGCGCCCTCTTCCGAGGCAGGCTCGGTGGCCGGCTCCGGCTTCTCGGCAGGCTTGGCCTGTGTCTTCGATGCGGGGGCCCGTTTCTTCGGCTCCGCCTTGACCGGCTCTTCCTTCACCGATTCCGGCGCCGATTTTGGTTCCGGTTCTGCCTCGGTCGCGTGGTCGGTGATGTCGACGGGCTCCGACGCCTTGATGCCGAGGCGGTCCTTCCAGCTCTCACCGGTGTCGACGACGCGCGATGATTCGGCGCGCACCGGCTCGGCCTCGGACTGCAGGTCCTCCGCCGAGTGCGACAGACCGAGCAGGACCTCGGGTGCGATCTTGCGGGACACCTCCGACGCGGCTTTCGCGTAGAGCATGGCCTGCGGATCGGTCAGGTACTTCTCGTTACCGATCAGCTTCCCGTACTGGTTCTTCTTGAACTCGCCGGTCTTCGGATCGACCTGCGGGACGTAGCCGGCCTTCACGGCGCGCTCGATCGTCCACGTCGACGTCGTCACATGCTCATCACCCGGGGCGCGACCGGACACAGTCACCGACTCGTCCGAAGACTCGACGGTCCACACCTTGTAGCCCTTCGACTTCACGAGCGCGACCATCGTCCGGGCGTAAATCGCCGGCGTCCCGTGCACGACGAAAATGTTCTGCAGCGACTGGATCGGGTTGAGCCCCAATTCCATTCCGTACAGGATCGCGGCGGTGCCGTTGCTGGCGTTGCCCTTGTACATCTTCGGCACCAGGTCGGTGTTGCACATCGCCGACGCCAACTTGTGGGCGGTCGACATGGCGCGGGCGTGCGCCTCGAGCTGCGCGATGGACGTGTCGACGGCCGATCCGAGGATCTGTACTCCGCCGGGTGCCTCGTATGCTTCGACTTCGTTGCTGGTCACAGGGTGCTGCCTTCCATCTGGTGCTTGCTTGCCGCCCAGCGCGGCAAGCTGATTCGGTGAATGTCGATCGGGTGCGCCGGCCACCGCCCGGTGCGGGTGCAGTCGGCGTAGGCGCGGACACCGCTTCTGACAAGATCGCGGCCGATCTGTTTCGCTTCCTCGTCGAGCTCGAACACGTTGACGAGGTACGGCGCGGTCTTCGATTGGACGACGAACAGAAAGTCCGGGTTGTCGGAGATCCCCAGCGCGCGGGCGGCGTCGGAGTACCAGGCGTCTTGGACGTGGTAGCCGTAGTCGTCGACGGACTTCGAGAAGTGTTCCGGTGCGGCTGATGTCGAGGTCTTGTAGTCGACGATGCAGGCGCGGCCGTTGGTCTCTGTGAGCCAGTCGGGACGCGTCCGCATCGACACACCGGTCTCGGGGTCCTGGTGGTACATCGACAGTTCCGGCTCACCGTCCGCGAACAGGGCCGCCGCGATCGGATGCGACTTGATGGCCTCGGCCATGGCGTGGACGTCGTCGTAATCGGACGGCTTGAGCGGTAGCTTGCCGTCGGCCCGGACTGCGGCGACCTGTTCCTTCACGGCGTTCGTCGTCCACTTGTCGGCGTCGATCCGAACGATGTCCGCACCCTCCCCCAGAATCAGGGTGTGCGCGGCGTGTCCGACGTCGTACTCCGTCTTAGGTGCCTGCGGGTGGTCTTGCCCCCACTTGAATTCCGCCGGCGTCGACGGAGCCAGGAGCCGGCGAGCGCCTGACGATGACAGGGTGGATCGGTCGGAGTGGTACTCGATATCGGAGATGCCCTTGTAGACGCCGGGTGCTGTGACGACGTCGGACGTGAACCCGCTCATGCGCGGAACCTGTTGGTGACGGGGCCGTAGTGCTCGAGGAGTGCATCCCACGGTTCGGGGAACTGGTGACCCTCCGAGTGGTAGAGGCCGTTGCCTTCGTCGAGGTCCCAGCGGTCACCGTTGCGGTCCCACACTTCGGGTGCTCCGACCGGGCGTGGATCTCCTGCCACCCACTGGTAGCTGTCGAGGTCGGCCTTGCCGGTGGGTGGAGCGGGCTTTCGGAGAACAGTTGGTGCCGGCTTGAGTTCCTCGATCGAATAGATCCGGTGGATCGCGATGTGCTCGGTGGCACCCGAGGGCAGGCGTACTGCGAGGAACTGCGCACCCAACTGGCTGGACCCGGGTCCGGATTCGACTTCACCGGTGATCGTGTCGACGACGGTCCCGGTGTCGTAGCGGACCTTCACGCTGTACGTAGACACTGCGAATCCTCCTGTGCTGTAGCTCGATAGACGTAGATGCGCTTCCCGCCGCCGCCGTAGCGGCACATGACGGTGCCGACCCGTTCGATGCGGCCGTTGTGCCATGCACGGAGTACGGCCGCCGTATGCGACGACCTCGGCGCATCGTCGGGAAGATCCCGGGCAGTGAACTCCTGGCCGGATGCGATGAGTTCGTCGAGCCGCCGATACGTGGCCCGCTCGAGCGGCTCGGGAATGTAGACGCCGTTCCGGTTCAGCCAACGCATGAGGGAGTCGAACCGGACGCCTTGAATCTCGGCAATCCGCTTGTGACTCATTCCAGCGGAACGCATCTCGCGATACGCCTCAATCCGTGCGGCCTTCTCGCGTGCCAGACCTGCGCGACGGAGGTCCGCCATCTCGGGGCTGTTCCACTTCGGGTTGGGGCTCGCGGTCACGACAGCACCTCGCGATCAATAGCGAGGTCCCGGGCGTGATCGGCGGCCATGCCGGTATCGAATTCCGGTGCCGGAATCTTGTCGGGCTCGGCCGCGAAATACAGCTGCTCGGCGGGCGAGAACTCTCCGTCGTCGGGCGCGATGATCTCGATGTAGCCGGTTGCCCATCCTTGGCCGGCGGATTGTTCCCACCGGTCCGCGGAGACGACGCGCCACGGCCCGTAGTTCGGTGGTGACTCGATCGCACCGAGGGCGTCGGCGAGTTTGCGGACGATCTCCGCTACGGCGCTCACACCGGCACCACGGACGCGTAGTAGACGATGGCTCCGAGGAATGCGCCACACACGATCGCCCAAAACCATTCGTGTGCACGCTGCAGCCGGGTCACAGCTTCTCCCCTGCCGCCATCTTCACGATCGGGACGCCGATGGACTGCCACCACTGTTCGGCGTGGGGGACGTTTTTGAACCCGAATACGAAATCCTGTATGCGAGTGAGTCGCTCGGAGTATTCGGCGGCTGCGTCGGAGACGGCGGACGCGAGGATTTCGCCGCGGTCGATCTCGACAGGCTCCGCGTCCACCGCCTTGTCGGCGCGGTCTGCGAGTGAGTGGAGGGCCGCGGCGAGCTGCGCGGTCTGGGTGGCGTCGTCGATCCAGTTGCGGCGTTCCATGAGCCGGTTGGTCCGCGTGAGCGCCTGCCGTGAGTCGGGTGCGGCGGAGGGGGATTCGGTTGAGACTCGGGAGGCGAGTTTCACTGATCCGATCGCGATGGCCTCAAGCAACTCGGCTGAGTCGCGTAGTGGGTTTATGCTGGTCACTGTTATCTCCTTCGGGTGGGTGACGGGCTCGCGACTGGTACTCGCGGGCCTGTCTTTTTTGGTGGGGGTTTGTGGGCGGCGGGAGCCGCGAACCATCGAGCCGATGTGGCTCTGGCGGTGGTGCGCTCCCGCCGCCGTTGCGCCCCGGTCCGCGCCTTGCCTAGGCCTTCCCGCCTGGCGGCAGCGTCGGGGCGGGTCTAGTGGGGGCCGAGAAAGTAGCCGAGGGCCGGCGAGCCGATGAGTGCGCCGAGCATTGCGGCGGCGAAGACGACGTGGAATCGGAACTCGGCGGGGATGCGGCGCATCATGCGGGGATCTGCGATTCGGGTTGGTCTTCGAGCAGCTCGGCGAGGGTGCATCCGAGGGTGGCGGAGATGGTGTGGAGTTCGGAGATGGTGAACTCGACGCGGCCGAGGAGTCGTTGTGAGATGTTCTGTTGGGTGATGCCGAGGGCTTCGGCGAGGGCGGCTTGTGGTGTGCGGTTGGCGCGGGAGATTTCGCGTACCCGTCTTGCTACCGCCTGAGCGTGTTGGTTCGGTTGCATATGAGTGTTTCTACACGTGATGCGTGTTACTGACAAGCGTGGGATTCGTGTCGTTTACCGATAATCGACCTTGCCAGTAGCGATCTTGACGCGCTGACTAGCTCTTTACACGCACACCAGGTATCTTAAATTCATGACCACATCGATCGAGATCATCGATATCGCGGGCGACGAAACCCCCGACGAGGCAGCCGCCCGTCGCATTCGTCAGTCGATCGCCGGCATGAAGTTCCGGCCATCACAGACGCAGATCGCAACCGCGGTCGGCATGATCCAGCAGAAGCTCAACCGTCGACTCTCGGGAGCGGTCCCCTTCACCCTCACCGAGTACACGGCGATCTGCGAATACCTCGAGCTCGATCTGGTCTACATCCTCACCGGACGCAAAAGTCCCCGCCCGGATGGACCGGACGGGGACGGTGGAAACGTGAGCCGCCTGAGAGAATCGAACTCTCGACCTTTTCATTACGAGTGA